AACCATAGAAAATCCGTTTGGAAGCGGTCCGCACAGCGCCAGCCGCCAGCGATTCGAATCGCTCGGGTCGTCACGCCCCAGGCGAGGCCACACGGCGCGCGTCGTCCGGGTCGATGTCTCGTGGCGGTCGTGCCCTCGACGGCCTGGAGCACGCGCCTACACCCGGCGCGGGAATGTGCCGCCCCCGGCCGAAAGGTAAAACAGCCGGGAGCGGCGAGTTTGCGCTGTGCCACGGATAGGCCAGCGGCGGCATGATGGCGCGGTCCCAACGTGTGGCGCCAGTGTTTCAGCGTCGCTTATGTCGCCGTCGTCGAGGACGGATCACCCATCGCGGCGCGATCCATGGCCCGATCAGGACGGCGTTCCGGCTGAGCCAATCCAAGGCGGCGGCGTGACGCGCGGCGGCGTCTGGCGAGACGTTCATGGTGTCCCCCGTCCGGTCGGACGTTCAGCGGCGAGGTGCCGTTCGAGCGCGACGATCGCCTCGACCACCCGCACCTTAGCGGTGCTGCAATGCCTGTGAATGCGCCGACCGATCGAGGCCCAGGAAGCATCCTCGACGATGCACTGATGCAGCAGCGCGACACGTTCCGGCCCGATGGCGGCGGCGCACGCCCGCAGTCGCTTCGCGGCGTCGATCTGGTGTGCCCCGGGATCCCGTCCCCATGCTGACGTTCCGCCATCGACGCGCATCCGCCACCCTGACGTAACCGGCGCGTTGGTTCGCGCGGCCCACTTGCCCCACAGTTCGGCGGCATCGAGTTGTTGAACGTCGATCAGTCTGGCATTCGCGAGACCTTGCAGCCTCGAACATGTCCGCCATCCGGCGCGAAAGTGCGAGGCATCGATCTGCGGCGCCTCGACGTGATGATGGGAGCGGAATTCGGCGGACGGTGCGTTGGAGGGCGGAAGGGCGGCGGCGGTTGTCGTCGTGGCCATGGTGTTTCCCTCCGGGCGCTGTCGCCTGATCAATCTTGCAGGATTTCCGCCGTTTGGCGCTATAACGGGCGCACCGGGTCGGCGGACCTCCTCAAAAAGGACTCGCTGCCGCTCCAGCCATCGCGCCCGTAACGCACGAACAAGACGAGGGCGCGCCATCCCCCACGAACACAACGCGCCGCAGCGCGTGCTCTCTCTCGCCATCACAATCGGCATCTGATCCACGCGTGCGGCCTGCAGAAGGACCGAACGAATGGCGACCCTCGCCCGCCCCGATGATCTACGCCGCCGCCTTCGCGACGCTGGCACCCGCCGCGCGCTGGACGAACTGCGCGCCGATACCGCTCGCGCCATCCGGGAAGCGGCGGACGATGCTGATCCCGAGACCGGCGGCATGTCGGAAGGTTCGCAACAACTATTCGATGCGTTGAAAACGTTGCTCACCGAAATCGACGCGAAGGTGTCTCGGCAAGCTGTCGTCGATGACCTCGATACCCGGAGCGCACGACGCGATCGTGCCGATCGGAACTACGATCGCAGCCTCTACGAATACAGCGTGCGCGGCATGATCTGTCAGGCTATCGGCTCGCCGGTCCCTGGCCTCGATCTTGGGCCAAGCCGCGAGATCGCCGAGGAAATGCGGCGCCGTCCTGGCCGATCGTTCCAGGGCATCCCATGCCCGATCGAGGCGTTGTCACTGCGATCCGGTTACGCGCGCGGCCTGGAACGGCGCGACACGATCTCAACGGGATTGCCCACTGGCGGACCGGGTGGCAATCTGATCGCAACGAACCTGGACGCATCACGCTATGTGGATGCGTTACGGGCGCGAACCGTTGTTCGTCAGGCTGGCGCACAGGTGATCAGCGGACTTGTCGGCAACCTCGACATTCCGCGTATGAAACAGACCGCGCAAGTGAGTTGGTTCGCCGAAGGGTCCAACATCGCGCGAAGCGACGAACAGTTCGACAAGATCAGCTTCACCCCGAAGCATTGCGGGGCGATCGTTGCGTATTCGATAAACATGCTCCTCCAATCGACCCCGGATATAGAAATGATCATCCGCGATGATCTGTCGCGGTTGCTCGCGCTCGATCTCGACCGCGTCGCGCTCGTGGGCAGCGGCCAGGGCGCGGAACCGTTGGGCATCACCCGCAATCCGGCGATCGCGAAGATCACACCAACGGAATTCGAATACATCAACAACGTGGCGATGCGCGCGACGCTGAGCGGCAAGAATGTGCCAATTGAAAGCCTCGGCTTCATCGGCAACAGTCGCGTCGATGCGTGGTCATTGTCGGCACTCGACGCGATGAGCCGCCCCCTCGGCAAGTCGCTGGTCTATATGAATTACCCCGACTATACCTCGAACGTTTGCACGGCGCCCGCCGTCACCGGACCGCCCGCGCTCGCCGCGATCGTCAATCCGCTTGTGCTTGGCGCATGGTCCGATCTGTTCATTACGTTCTGGCGCGAACTCGATCTCCGCGCATCCGATCAGGTTCAAAGCGCATGGGATACGGGCGGCGTCGAAGTGCGGGCGATCATGGACGCGGACGTAAACGTGCGACACCCGGAAAGTTTCGTGTGGCAGGATGTGGTGACCGGGCCTGTGCTTCCGCCATTGGTCGCGGCTGGAGCGGCGGCGACAGCGCAACGTCGCGCGGCGGCGTAACATGAAACTAGAATACCGCGCCGCGCGTGAACTGCGATCGGACGGGCGAACGCTTTATGGCCTCGCCGCGCCATACGATCAGCCCGCCAAAATAGGATCATTCACGGAACGGATCGCACGCGGGGCCTTCGCTCGCACATTGCGCGACAAGGGCGACGTGATGCTGTGCCGGGATCACAAACTCGATCAGGTGCTCGCGCGCACCGCGAACGGATCCCTGGTGCTCGATGACGCCGCCGACGGTTTGCGATTTCGCGCGACGCTGGCGGAATTCAGCATGGCCGACGATGCACTGGCGCAAGCTCGGGCCGGATTATTGGCCGGATGCTCGATCGGATTTTACGTCCGCGACGATGCTTGGAACGGTGGCCGCGATCAGCGGACCCTACGGGAAATCGAACTGATCGAGATTTCCGCCGTCCAGGCCGCCGTCGCTTATCCCCAAACGTCCATCGCGGCGCGGAGCCGAGCACAAGGGCGGATGGTCCCCGCCGCCGTCATCCGGCGCCGGTTAGCGCTGGCGGGGCTGTAGCATGGCGATCGGCTCATGGGTGCGCGGACTGTTCGGAGCGGGCACACCAGCCCCGGAGCGTCGCGACGCGGGTGCAATGTCACTCGAAACCGCATGGAACACAGGGGCCGGGACATTCATGGCCGGGCCGTGGTTCCCCGAAAATCTGGCGACGGTCGTCAGTGCCACGACGATTATTTCGCGGACGATCGCGACGCTGCCCGTGATCGTCTACCGGACCACGCCGGAGGGCCGAATCGAGGCGCCGGATCATCCCGTGCAACGGTTATTGATGCGCCCCGATGGCCCGGGCGGCATTCTCTCACTGCCGGACCTACTCGAATGGCTGATCGCCAGCACGTTGTTGACCGGCAATGGCCTCTGCGCGATCGATGACGACGGCAGCGGTAGGCCGGTGGCGTTAAGGCCAATCCCGTGGTCATGCGCGAACCCGCAGATCACCCTTTCCGGTCAGGTGATCTTCCGCCCGGTGGCGTCGCAATTGCCCTGGTGGACGCCCGGACGGCCCGAGACGATCGCCGCCAGCGATATTTTCTGGTTACGGGATCGGACCGACAACGGCGTATTCGGGCGCAGCGCATTGAGCCGCGCGCCGATGGTGATACAGGCCGCGATCAATTCCGCGCAGTTCGCCGCGAGCGTGTTTAGCAACGGCGCGAAACTGTCCGGTGTCATCACGCATCCCGGCAAGTTGTCGGTCGAAGCGACACAACGAATGGCATCCACGTGGGGCGCGACGCACGTAGGGCCATTGGCTGCCAGCAGGACCGCGATCCTCGAAGAAGGCGCGAAGTTCGAGCCGCTGTCGATGACGTTGGAAGATGCCGAATTGCTCGCGTCGAGAAAATTCGAGGCCGAGGAAATAGCACGGCTGTTCAATATTCCGCTTCCGATATTGAATATCTGGGAGCACTCGACATTCACGAACAGTGACACCGCAAGCCTCTGGCTGTCGCAATTGTGTCTCGCGCCATGGTGTAAAAAGATCGAGGCCGAGGCGTCGCGCGTGCTGTTCAATGATCCATCGTATCATCTGGAAATCGATCTAAGCGGCCTAATGCGAGGCAGCTTCGCCACGAGAATTCAGACCGAAATCGCGATGGTCAGGGCCGGTGTGATCTCCGCTGACGAAATGCGGCTGGCCGAGGGCTGGCCCGCGCGCGGCGGCGACGCGGACAAGCTGGTCGCCCAGGCGACGGGAGGACGCCCGCAGGGCACGGGCGACGGTGAGGGCGACGCCATCCCGCAACCGGGCGCGCTGCCCAACGGCAGCGGCAAGGCGAACGGGGCGGCGGCGTGAGCGAGGCCCAGGCGGGTTGCCGGCCCCTCGCGTGCGCGCGAGGCCGTGCGCGGGAACGTGAGGGCACGGAGCGTGGCCAACGCGGGAACCGACCGTGGGCACGGGGCTTGCGCGACTCGATCGCGTCGGGTAGCCGCGAGCGTGGTCACATGGCGTGGCCAACGCGGCAACGGAGCGCGGGCACATGGCGCAAGAGTGGAAAATCCGAAGCATGGATGAGGGCGACAGCAGGTCTGCGGTCGCCGCTGCGGAGCGGTCGAAGGTGACGACGGCGGTATGGGTCGGCGCGGCGATCCGGGAAAAGATCGCGCGGGAACGCGAGGGGGTGACGGGCGAGGTGATCCAGCCCGAGTCGGCCCCGGCCCCAGCGAACGGAGTCGGCTCGATCGATGATCTGTTCCGGCTGGCGGAGATGGCGCGGACCCTGACGCCACCCAACAAGGACAGCCGGGACAGTGAGGCGATGCAACTCGCGCGCAGCATGGTCCGGGATCGGCTGAAAGCGCTGCGAGGGACGGAGGAGGCGCGGCCCCGGCAACGGGCGATCGCGGCACCGGCCCCGGTTGATGGCGACTCGGGTCGTGACGTAAGCCCGTAAAACGAAAGAGCCCCCCGACGTGAATCGGGGGGCGGATTAGAATTGCGCTCGACAACGCTACGACGGTGGGGCCGTCAAGATGGCTTGAAGCACAGCGACTCGTGTCGCCGCAAGCCTCCCGGCTCCTCCCCGCCGAAGCACAGAAAGGGGAGTCCCATGCGACTACGCGACCCACCAACGAGAAACGGCGTCCTGCCAGGGACGCCGCCATTCTCGATTTTCCGCCGCTCAAAGCTGGAAAACGCAACCGCCCACAGGCCCCCTCTCGGGAGACCATAAGCATGTCTAATCTCGCCTCACCTTGCACAGAATGCAAGGTCACAATCCCCGGCCCGCGCGTCCAGGGTGACGCGCCATGAGCTTCGCGGCGGAAGGCTGGGCCTACGACCAGCAGTGCGGCGGCGGCATCGCGAAGTCGGTCCTTGCGTATCTTGCATTCCGCGCTGACCGGCGCACCGGGGAGTGCTGGCCATCGTTCGCGACAATCGTCAAGGCGGTGGAGCACGCAGAGGGTCCAGTCCGGGCGGCGCTTAGGCATCTGGTCGGGCGGAAGCTGATCGAGCGCGACCCTCAATTCGCCCGCAATGGGCGGTGCACGAGCACGCGGTATCGGCTGCCTGTGGTCGCGGCACGCGGAGCGCAACCTGAGTGCGCGGCGGCGCTCGATCCGGCGCCTACCCCTGCTGATCAGCAGGGGACCCACCCCGGTCAATCAGCAGGGGTCATTCTTGAACCATCAAGTAAGAATGAACCGAGGGAAGGAAGTGAGAGCGTCGCGAGCGCGACGCACGCGCGCGATCCCCTCCCGATTGATGAAATTTTGGTTGAAGGGCAGGACGGCGACGGCGAGGGCGACGGGATGGCCCAGACGATCGAGGTCGCGATCGGCGTCTCGATCGAGCCATCGCCGATCGTGGAGGCTGGCAAGCAAGCAAGGCGCTCGGGAGGGAAGGCGCCTGTGCCGGCGGACTGGGAGCCCACGCAGGCGGATCGGGCGTTCGCGATACAGCGGGGTCTCGACCCGGAGGCGATGCGGCTGGCGTTCGTCCTGTGGGCTCACACCGAGGGCAAGGAATTCGCCGATCCCTCGGCGCGTTATCAGCGCTGGTGCCTCGATGAGGTCGGGCGCTACGCCCGCAAGCGGGATCGGTGCGCGGAGCGGGATGCGTGGGTCGCGCGGAGCGAGGCGTTGTATGCCGACGTTCCGCCCGATGCGGTGATCGTGGGCTACGCGGACGGCTACACGCCGCCGCCCGGCTACCGGCCAACGTGGGGGGCAACGCCATGACCCCGATCGAGACCGCCGTGGGGCGGGTCGTGGCGAGGCGTCCTGGCGGCGAGCGCAAGGCGGCGGCGATCACGCCCCGCCCCGCCAACGACCCCGGTCATCCGGTGCCCGTCTTGCCGCCTGAGCTTCAGGATCAGGTCGATCGGCTGCGCGGCAAGCGCTTCGGCGACATGGTGATGACGATGCCGGGAGGGCGTCCGGTGTTCCATCCGCAAGCGGCTGACTTCCTCGATCGGTTCCGGGCGGCGACGGAACCGGCGGCGGAAGCGCAGATACATCGATGGTTCATCGACATCGCGCGCAGTCTGGCGCCCGGAGCGGTGAGCGCTGACGCGGTGTTTGGCGCGCTGCTGCTGATCTGCGGCGATTATCCGGCGGTGTGCTGGGATCGATCGACGGCGCGGGCGATCGTCAGCGCGAACAAGTTCCTGCCATCCGCGTCGGAGATCAAAGAGGTCGTGCAGCCGGTCGCTGACAGCGTGTTGGGTCCATTGCGCGAACTGGAACGGATCGCGCGCGCTGATCCTTCGACGGCGGGAGTTTTCCACGGCGGACCCGCGCGCGAGTCGCGGGAGGTCTATCCGGTGCAGCCGCCGCCTCCGGTCCCGGAGGCGAAGCGATCGACGGCGAAGGCGGCGGCGGTCGAAGCGGACAGCGCGGAGGAGGCGGACCCGATCGATCCGGAGGCGGCGAAGGCGCAGCTTCTCGCTGCGTTCGGGGAGGCGGCGTTCGCGACGGACCTGCTCGCGGCGCGGCGGGCGAAGGGGGGCGGGCAATGAACCAGCCCAATGCGATTGACGCGGAACAGGCGTTGCTCGGAGCGCTGATGGCGAACAATCGCACATACCCAAGGGTTCGCGATCTCGGTCTGTCGCCTGCGCATTTTGTCGATCCGCTCAACGGCGTTCTTTACGACGAACTCGAAAACATGATCTGCGATGGCGAGTGCGCGGACGCGGTTTCCGTGCTTCCGCGTCTGTTGGAACTGGGCATCTGGGATCGCGAGACGTGGGTCACATACCTCTGTGGGTTGCTCACGTTGATCCTGGATCACAAGACAATCAGCGCGCGGATATTGGCGCAGCGGATCATCGCGACCTGGATCGTGCGGCGGCAGTCATGAACCGCGACGGATAGCAGGAGGAAAAGCCATGAGCGAAGCGCACGGCGTAACACGGGGACCGCCGCCCGGATCGACGGATGTCCTGTCGCTGACCGTGGGCAGTCAGACGTTAACGGGCTGGCAGCGCGTCTCCGTCACCCGTCCGCTGGCGGCGATCCCCGCGAGCTTCAGCATCGAGGCGACGGAGCGCTACCCAAACGCGGCGGATATTGATCTGAAGGCGGGGGCGCCGTGCACCGTCAGGATCGGTTCCGATCTCGTGCTCACCGGCTACGTCGATCGCTACGCGTCGAGCATCAGCGCGAGCCAGCACACGATCAGGATCGAGGGGCGCAGCATGAGCGAGGACCTCGTTGATTGTTCGGCGGTCGTTGAAAAAACGAGCGCGGGCAGCACGCCGACGCAGGGGCTTCAAATCCTCAACGGCGATGTGCTGTCGATCGCGCGGCGGTTGGCGGCACCCTACGGCGTGACTGTTCAAAGCAACGTCCAGGGGCCGTTCAAGGCGCTCCCGCAGTTCAACATCAACCTGGGCGAAACGGTGTGGGAGATCATCGACAGGATCACGCGCTATTCAAAGCTGGTCGCTTACGACATGCCGGACGGGTCGATCATGCTCGCGGAGGTCGGCAAGCAATCGATGGCGTCCGGGTTCACGATCGGAGCGAACGTCGAGGCGGCGGATGTCATGTTCTCGATGGATCAGCGCTATTCGGAATACGAGGGGCATATGATCTCGATGATGTCGCTCGGCACGGACGCGGGAGTGAACCTGCCAGGGGTTGGCGAGATCGTGCGCGACGATGAAGCGGCGGCGCTGCTTCGACGGGACGGAAGCGCGCGCTTCCGCAAGCTGTTCATCATCAGCGAACAGACCGAACTGGGTCGTCCGCTCGCGGGCGATCGTGCTGCCTGGGAAATGAACAGGCGCAAGGGACAGAGCTATAACTTCACGGTGACGTGCGACGCATGGCGCGACTCTACCGGCAAGCTCTGGTCGCCCAACATGCTCGCGCCGATCAATGCGCCGCAACTGAAGCTCGCTGACAAAAACTGGCTGATCGGGACGGTGACATACCTTCGCGACGAAGGCGGGCAGCACGCGCGGCTTTCGCTGTGGCCTCCGGAGGCGTTCAGCGTCGAGCCCACGTCGCCGAACTATCTCGTGACGCAAGCTGACGTGAACAGGAACAACCCGACAAAGCCCAACGCGGAGACGCCGCCCGCGCCGGGGGCGGGATACAGAACATTGACCAAGGACCAGCTCGACATATGAGCGCGCGGCGTCGGCCACGTGTGCAAACGTGCGTTTGCGGACGCACTCCAAGGAGAAACACGCGATGCACGACGACAATTCCGGCCCGCCGAGCGCGACGCTCGACAGCGTTTTGAGCGAAATTCGCGATCTGCACGCGCGGGTCGATACGATGCCAGATCATTCGCGATCGATGATCCTGGCGCTCGCGGAGCTTACGAAGCACGTTGAGCGGCTGTGCATCATTGTCGAGGGCGGCGTGCAGGGGCAGCGGCGATGAGCGACGCACCACAGCGGCTAATCGTCACACCGGAGATGATGCAACGAATTGCTGACATCGCGAGCGAAACCGCTGATGCGCTGATCCATCGGATGCGCGGTGAGTTCGCTGATGGCGAGGGGCAGGTCGTGTATGAACTCGTGCTCGCGATCATGCTTGGCAAGGTTCTGGCGAAGGTGCCGCACCCTGAATTGACAGCCGATGCCATCGCGCAAGTGTGGTCACTGATTGAAGGCGGCGTGCCGTTCTCGATCGAGGCGAAGCGGGTGCAGTGAGGGAGGAAGCGATGGCGGCGGATTGGGCTGGTGATGAGTGCGGCTGGATGGAATGGAGCGAGGACTTCGGCACCTGGATCGAACGCGGCGAACCGTGGCAACAGCAGGGATCGCACTCGTTCGAGCCTACTGACGAGCCAACGTCGCCCGTCGTCCGCCAACCGATCGGCTTCATGCGCGACAAGCCGATCGTCCGCGTCAAAGCGCGGACTGCGCCGTTGCGCGTGCGATGACTGACACGCGCTGATCTGGCGACTCGCGCTCCGATCGCGGCAGGATGGCGCGTCGGTGGCCGTTCGTCGTCTGACCGCGCGCCCCAGGCTGCTACCGCCCTTGACCCCTCAGGAGCGGCCCAGGCCAGGCCAGAGGCAGGCGACAGCCGCCGCCGACACTTCCATTGAATACGTGACGCGTCACGGGATGGCGCGGCCTCCAGCTTGGCGGCGCGATCGGGATCGGGGGCGGGGGGTTGGTCCACAATGGAAGGGTTCCGTTTTGGACAGTCTAGTGCATCGATGACGGTCGAGCGCGGGTTGTCATCGTCGCGGATGACCGAATCCGCCATCGACGCTCGCCGTCTTGCGGTCGTGACATTCCTTCGTCATCGCCTGCAGATTATCCCACGCATACATGAGTGCGTCGTCGCCAAGGTGCGGTCGCTTGTGATCGACGACGGTCGCGGGTCGATTGCAGCCACATTCACAGAATGATACGGCGACCACCG